CTTAAAGAAGTTCTGAATATTGATCGTCTTGCCGAGGGTCAGGTTGCTTGTAAAGGTGTTGATTCTTCTTATGTTCTTAAAGAAGGAGATGTTCTTGAGTTTATCAAACCTGCTGGGTCTAAAGGATAGTCGTAGTTTTTGATTAAAATAAGGGGTAGGGATTAGTCCTTACCCCTTATTTAAAAGGATATAAAATAATGAATGATACTATAAAAATAATATCAGAAGATGATAAAAGTTATATGGCAGAAGTTGATGGTAAAGTGGTTAAATTATTTAAAATAGATAAAAATGAGATTGATGAAAGATGGAAGAATACTATTTATCATATTAGTAAACATATTCCAAAACATAATTTTGAGGAATTATTAAAAGTATTAATAGAATATATTAATCATATTCCAAATGTTAATGAATATAAAAGAGTAGCAAATCGTGTAACGTGTTATATTGATAAATTATATAAAATCATTTCTCCTATATGTAATCAACACATATCAAATGTTTTTCATCATCCATATAAAAATATTAATATTGAAATATATGGTAAAGCTTACACATTTATGAAAGAAATTAAATCTTTATTAAATACTATGGATGATATTGGAAAACAAATGGTTGAAAATGGAGAGTTAAAAGAATTTAAAATTATAAAACCATTTATTCCTATGGATTATTCAACAGCAATATCTTCCATAATAGGTTATGGATATAAAATCGCTTGATTTAAGTTTTAAACTAATATATAAAAGGATTTAAGAAATGATATGTATAAAAGTATTGTAATAATTGGATTAGGATCCCTTGGAGGATTCTTCGCTGAGAATATTTCTAGAATGGACGGTTTACAATCTTTGATACTAATTGATCCTGATATAGTAGAAGATAGAAATATAGGTAGATCTATTTATAGAAAGAATGATATTGGTAAATTTAAAGTTGAGGCATTAAAAAATATTATCAAACATAATAGTGATGAATTAAATATAATAACTCACCCAATTGAATATATTGATAATAAAGTAGTAACACCAAATGTAGATTTAGTTGTGGATTGTCGTGATATTATATGTTCTAGAAATAATAACATTGATGTTAGATTATATATTTCTTTTAATATGTTAATTATTGATTCTAAGAAAAATATTAAAGTTAGTAGGCAATCTAATGGAAGATATATACACAATTTACGAAATATAGATTTAGCAGCTGCTTCTATAATTGCTACACAAATGATTTACAGTGATGAGATAAAAGATTTAATAAGGAAACAAATAACTCACCAAATACCAATTAACTCTGCAAACAAAGAAATTTTAAAATCTATTAAAGAATTTGATAGCAAACCTGATATGGTAATTGATTATTGTAAAGGGGATGAAAAGATTAAAAATTTCTATGAATGTTTACCTTCTATTGTTAAAGCTAATACAACTAAAGATTTAATATTGATAGTTGGACAGGATAAGGATGGTCAAGTTATTCAAAAATTTAAAAAATATGAAATTACATCTTTTAATACTGCAGTAACAAAGATTAGTGAAATAACCAGAAATTTAAACTTAAACTATGAATCATATACTTTAAGATTAAATGAATTAAACTATGATGAAGTTTATATTGAATTGTTACCAGAAACAGGAGGGGCTTAAATGAGTGATATGTTTAGTGAAGAAGTGAAAAAAGAATTTATAAAATTAATTGATAAACAACTAGTCAAATCAAAAATCGTTGAAGCGTTTGATATTCAGAGAGATGTATTGATTGGTATTGAAAAAAATGTAAAACAAATCAATAAAAGACTTGTTGAGGTTGAAGATATAGCGAATGATTTTGCAAATATTGTAGAAAGTAATATTGATATGAGTGAACTCGAACAGCAAGTAGAATCTATACATAATGGTTCTTATGTTCAACAAAATGAAATAGAAGATTTGGTTAGTAAAATAATGTTAAAATTAATGCCAGATTTTAATAAAAAAATATCAAAGGAGATTAAGAAACATTTAGTTGCTTTAGCAGAATTTGTAATTAAAAACTTTAAAGAAAAGGAATAATAATGCCTACATTATTAAATTTTGAAGAATTTTGTGAGGACTTAAAAGAAATCACAACAACCAAACATCTAAATAAAAAACAACCCCATCCGGAAGGGTTGTTTTCTGAGCAGATATTTGGACCAGAAAAGAATTATACTTGTCAATGCGGAACTTATTATGGAATTTCAGGTTCTGGTGGTACATGCGTTACTTGTGGAGTTGATGTTGTTAATAGCAATGTTAGAAGAAAAAGATTTGCTAAGATATTACTTCCAATTGGAGTTGTTAATCCTTTATTTTATGATCTATTGGTTGATTTGGGAGGTCGTAAGATTAAGGAAGCAATAGATAAATTAATGAAAGATGAAAATAGTATTTTAACTCATGAAGAATATGAAGATGGAAGTGAAGGGTGGGAAGTTACAAAACAAGATCCAGAAAATATAGATAGAAATTCTTTGGTTGGTACTGAAGCTATTAGAGTATTAGTTGAAGATTTAGCTGATACTCAAATTTCAATTGGAGATACAATTTGGGATATTATAAAAGAAAATATTGATCAATTAATAATAAATCAGGTTATTGTTCTTCCGCCTGATTTAAGACCAGCTTCAAAAAAGATTAGTAAAAAAGGTCAAGTATCATCTGATAAAATTAATAGATATTATACTCAAATATTAACTAAAAAAGAAGCAATGAGAGAAACAATTGTTGATGCGAGAGTTGATAGAAATTTATTTTATAACTATTATAGACAATTACAAAAAGATGTTAATGAATTATATGCATATATTCTTGAGAAAATGTCTAAGAAAGAAGGGTTAATTCGTGGAAATATTTTAGGAAAAAGAATTGATTTCTCTGGTAGAGCAGTAATTGTTCCAGATCCTACATTGAGTATGGAATATTGTTCTCTTCCTTATCTAATGTTTCTTGAGTTATTTAAGTTAAAAATAGCAAAGAAAATTATTGAGCTGGGTAGATTTAAAAAGATTAACAATGCTATTGATTTTATTGATAAGTGCATTGAAATTAATAATCCAGTTTTATTTAATACTTGTGAAGAAATAGCTAAAGATGAAGTGTGTTTATTAAACAGACAACCTTCATTACATAGGTTGAGTCTTCTTGGATATAAAACAAAAGTTAATTTAGACAAAGTTATAAAGATTCATCCATTATCTTGCCCTCCATTTAATGCAGATTTTGATGGAGATCAAATGGCTGTATATGTTCCAATTAGTGAAGAGACTAAACAAGAAATATTAGATAGATTGCTTGTTATAAGAAATCTTACTAATCCTTCTAATGGTAGTTTATCAACAACTCCAAGTCAAGATATTATTTTAGGAATATATGCTGTTACACATAAAATATTTGATAATTTACAAAATGATATTGAATGTAAAGGTAAGATAATTAAAGCAGATCGTAAATTACTAAATGATTGTTTTCCAGAAGATTACCCAGTAATTGACAAAGAAATTGGTAGTAAAGAAATTAAATACTATCTGACAGATGTTAATAATAGATATTCAAATGAAATTACTGCTGAAGTATTGGACAAAGTTAAATTTTTAGGGTTTAAATATTCAACATTATTTGGAGCTACATTATCATTGGATGAATGTTTTATTGATGGATGTCTTGAAAAAAGAGATTCCTTATATGAAAGTGATAATATCAGAGAGCAATTGGATATGGTATCTAAGGAAGAAACTACTCAATACCTTAGAAATAATTTTAATTATGCTTATATGGTTGAATCTGGAGCTAGAGGCAGTTGGGATCAGGTTAGACAAATAGTTTTGACTAGAGGTTTTATTTCAAACTTTAGAGGACAAATTATTGAAGAACCTATTAAACATAGTTTTATAAATGGTCTTACTCCAAAGGAATTTTTTAATTCAACTTATGGTAGTAGAAAAGGATTACTTGATGTTGCTTTAAATACTGGAACATCTGGATATCTATCTAGAAAATTAATATTTACTTGCGCTAATCTTCAAATTGATAAGGATGTAGAAGATTGTGGTACCACTGATCTATTACAAGTATATGTTGATAATGAGAAAAAAGCTAAACTATTAATTGGCAAATGGTTTATGGAAAATGGTTCTCTTATTAAAATGACTGAGTATAATTATCTTGGTTATGTAGGAGAAGTAGTTAATGTTAGAAGTCCAATATATTGTAAGAATCCAAAAGTTTGTACTACTTGTTATGGTGAGTTACATAAAATGTTGGATAGTAAATTTGTAGGTGTTATAGCAGCTCAAAGCTTGGGTGAATGTAATACTCAATTAGTTCTGCGCACGTTCCATACATCTGGTGTTGCTGTTCTTCATAAAAATGAGGATGGATCAGATGATAAAGAAATGAAACAACAAGATATTGTAGCTGATTTATCAACAGTATCTAAACTTCTTCATAAATTTCCAAAAGGAACTACACCAGAAAACTTAGTTTCTCAATTATATACTTGTTATAATACTAGTAGAACAATACATCATGTACATTTTGAATGTGTTGTATCTCAGTTAATGTGGTTTAATAATAAAAAATGGAGATTAATTAAAAATAGACAAAATAATGTTCCAAAGTATTTGAGCGTGCAGACAGTTCCTAGCAATGAAAGTTGGTTAATGGGTTTAGCATTTTCAAATCCAAAGAAACATATAATTAGAGGTATTCTTGACTCAGGATTATATCATGGTGTTATGGATAAAATCTTATGCGGTGAGGAAATATAAATGAAATGTGAGTATGGGTGTGGTAAAGAAGCTAAATATCCACCCAGGAAAGGAAACCCAAAATGGACATGTGAGTATAATAGACAAAAATGCCCTAATCAACATCATAGAAGAAGTGATATAGATGTTAAAACTTTTTTAGAATCAAAAGGTTATGAATGGATTAGCGGTAAATATAAAAATGAATTATCTAAATTAATTTTAAAATGTAAAAATGGACATAATTATATTACTAATTATAATAATTTAAATACAGGAGGGAGTTGCCCTGAGTGTAATAATATAACTTACTGGAATATTGAAAAGGTTAAACAATTTTCTAAAAAAAGAGGTTATAAATGTTTTACTAAAGAATATTCACCTTGCATTGGTAAAATTAAACTTCAATGTATATTTGGACATGTTTTTAATATGAGATGGGATATATTTACAGCTGGTGCTGAATGTCCAGAATGTCAATATATCCAACAATCAATTAATTTAAGTGGGTCTGGCAATCCAAATTGGAAAGGCGGAATACAAAATTTACCTTATTGTGAATTATGGTCAAATATGGATTTTAAAGAATCTATTAAGTTTAGAGATAATTATAGTTGTTTAAATCCATGTTGTAATAAAAAAAGTAATATAATTGTTATACATCATATTGATTATAACAAAGAAAATTGTGAAAGAAATAATCTAATTACATTATGTAATTCATGTAATGTAATAGCTAATTATGAAAGAATGTGGCACAAATCTTGGTATAAAGCTATTTTATATCAACGATATAAAATATAATTTTAAGGAGAAAACATTTTGACTATAGAAAATCCAATATATAAGGTTGGCGATACTAATAATCATATTTTCAATATTAGACAACAAGAGTATGCTGCTCTTTTGGAAAATATAAGGAAAATACTGATCCCAGCAGAAGAATTAGGATTTGATCTAATTGAATATAGATTAAAGGAGCCTAGATTTTCTAATGGAGAAATAAATAAAACCATAAAGAAAAATCTAATTATTAGATTTATGAAAGGTACATCTAAAATTGACTTAACAATGCAAATACCCACATTAGTTAATGATAATTATATTGTTATAAATGGGAGACAAAAAATACCTTTGTTTCAGCTATTTGATATTCCTGTTGTTACAAGAGGAAAAAGTATTAAAATAAGAACAAATGTTGCAACCTTGATGATATTTCCTCAGAAGGAAGCACCATATATTTACATTAGTTTGTTAGGAAGAAAAGTTCCATTGTTTTTAATTATATTTGGATATTATGGAATTGATGAAACCAATGATAGATTTGGTTTATCAGATATGGTTGATACTCCTATTATGACTCTTGAATCAACTCTATATGATAAATTAATATATGATTTAAAATGTTTTTATGATGAATCAAGAGGTTTAACTCAAGATGATATCATTAAAGAAATTGGAAGAAATTATTCAAAATTTAATGCAAAAGTTAAAGGAGAAGATATTATATATTCTTTGGATTTAATTTTAAAAGTTGATCCAATATCTGCTGAGTTTTTTGAAAAGGATAGTATCATTGAAGAAATTGTTCATGTGTTGAATGGTGGAGATCTTGATGATACTGACTTAACAAATAAAAGAATTAGATGTTTTGAATATGTAGTGTTAGCAAAAGTATCCAAAGCAATATTTGATATGTGTATGTCAAATAGAACAGCAAGACAACCAAAGTTTAATGTTAATTCAGCACAAATAGTATCTGAGTGTAATGTTTCAGATATTGTTCAATTTGACTTTGCTATTAATCCAATTGATGAATTAACAAAATTAAGCAGAACAAGTTTGGTTGGACCTGGTGGATTTAATAGACAAAATGTACCTGAGCATTTAAGGGATATCATGCCTTCCATGTTTGGGAGGTTATGTCCTGTTGACACACCAGATAGAGATAACTGTGGAGTGCTTCAAAATCTTATACCTAATGTTCCTTTAGATGCTAATGGAAGGTTTAATGAACATTATTTAAAAAAACAGCCTATTTCAATACCTGTATCATTAGTTCCATTTCTTGAACATGATGATCAAACCAGGTTGCAAATGGCGTCTTCACAGACAAGACAAGCAATTATGTTACAAAATTTTGATCAACCAATGATTAAATCTGGTTGTGAAAATCTATATACTAAATATACACAGTTTGTAAAAATTGCTAAAAAATCAGGAAAAGTTATACATCTTGATAATAATTATATAATCGCTCTGTATGATGATAAAACAATTGAAATCTTTAATGTTGCATACAGAAAAATCTATATTTCAAATCTTGATGTATTTAATATATATGTTAAACAGGGTGATACATTTAATGCTGGAGATATCCTTGCTGAAAGTAATTTTTGTAAGGATGGTAGTATTAATATTGGCAAAAACCTTTTAACTTGTGTGATGGTTTATTATGGTTATAACTATGAGGATGGAATTATTATATCTGATAGAGTGCAGAAAGAAGGATTATTTACTTCTGTGCATTTTGAAGATATGTCTTATGATATTCCAATATCTAAAGTGTTGTTAACATTAGATAACTCTGGTGATTATAAACCAATACCAAATGTAGGAGATAGAATTGCTAAAGGACAACCATATGCAATTTTAAAAGAATTCCCAAGTCAACAAATGGATTTCTTTGATATATTTAAAGAAGAACAAGAAAAGATTTCCAAACAAGATGTTATTATAACTGAAGTTAATATTTATGTTAATCAATGGAGCAGTAGTATCCCTGAGTATGATGAATGGATTAAAAGTATAATTAAATCTCAAGAAGATAATGAATTAAAAATTAAAATTATCATTGAAGAAAATCTTGAGAAAGAACAAGTTAAACCTTTTATTAAACAAAATAATTTAGACTTGTTTAGTAATGTTGGTAAATTTAAAATGAAAGGAGAAGAAATACCAGGAATTAGAGTAGAGTTAATTGGAATCTTTTTTAGACCAATACAGATTGGGGATAAGGTTGGAAATAGACATGGAAATAAAGGTGTTATTTCTACAATAATTGAGCATGAAAAAATGCCTATGTTACCAGATGGAAGACATGCTGATATTATTGTTAATCCTTTAGGAACTATTTCAAGGATGAATATTGGTCAGTTGTTTGAATTACATTTAAGTATGTCTTTATATGATCTTAAACAATATATGAAAAGAATTATCAATAAAGATATTCCATCTTTAAAAGATTTTAATGACACTCAAATTCAAGCTTTAGTTAAAGATTATGTTGCTGGATATATTGCTATAGTTGATAAAACTGAAGAAGGCTGGTATTATGAACAATTTGTAAATGATTTGCCAGATGTAATTGATGATAAATGGATTGATGATCTTTCAATTATTCAACCTCCATTTGAATCTGTTAATATGGCTAAGATTAGAGAAGCATTAAAGTATACAGAAACTAAATTTAAATATGATGTTTTTGATCCTCAATCTAATCAAATGATTAATCAACAAATAGCATGTGGATATGAATATTTTTTTAAGATGGTTCATATCTCTGAGACCAGGTTAGCGGCAAGAGGTATTGGTTCATATGCTAGAAAGACTTTACAACCTTTAGCTGGTCGTAAAAATAAGGGTGGTCAAAGATGTGGAGAAATGGAAACAGCTGCTTTAATTGGTCATGATGCTAACTTAAATTTAAGAGAATTTTTAACAACTAAGTCTGACTGTATTGATTTAAAAAATAAATTTATAAGAGATGCATTAGATTCAGATTTAGGAAAAGTTGAGGATGAAGAAGATTCTGTAGTGCCGGAATCAGTTAAACTTCTTAATGCTAATTTAACTGCGTTAGGTCTTAAAAGATAAGGAGATATGAATGAAACGGATAGCCTTAATGATAGGTATTCCTGGTTGTGGAAAAAGTACTTTTGTTAATAAAAATTTAGCAAAGAGAAATCAGGTGCTATGTCTTGATGATATAAGACTAGCACTTGGTAGTACTTATAATCCAAAAACTGAACCAGTTGTATATATGGTAGTTGATGTTCAAGCAAGAGCATTGATGGAAAGAGGTCTTCCAATAATTATTGATTCTACGTGTTGTCAAATATATATTGTAGAGAAATGGAAAAAATTAGCTGAAGAATATGGATACTCTATAGTTGGTGTATATATTAATACTCCATTCAATATATGTGAAAATAGAAGGGAAAATCAAATTCCAATTGATAAAATGCGAGATATGGATAATAATTTAGCAGAATTATTGGTAGTTAAGGATAAACTATTTGATAAATTTATAACTATTAATGACAAAGGAAATAAATAAATGACAGATATACTGCCTGATATACAAGGCACATTCCCAAAAATTCAAATTCCTATCCGAGAGGTTGGGGTTGGTAATGTTCAAGTTCCATTTAGTTTAGAATCTAAGTATGGCGGAATGAAATCAATGGTTGCTAATGTTTCTATGCGCACGAATTTAGAACCTAATGTAAAAGGAATTTCAATGTCCAGATTAATCAGAACATTGAAAAAATATTTAGATCTTCCTTTAAAGAAGGTTTTAATAAAACAAATTTTAATTGATTTAATGAAAAATGTTGAATCCACAGAAAGTTATATGAGGTTTGATTTTCTTTATCCAATAGTTAAAAAATCAATATTATCAGATAATGAATTTCCAATATATCATAAATGTAGATTTGAAGGACAGATGAGAGGAGATGACTTTAAATTCTTTCAAGGTGCAACTATCCAATATGCTAGCTATTGTCCATGTAGCGCTGAGTTATCAAAAGATCTAAGAGAAAAAGGTATGAATGGTTTTCCACATGCTCAAAGATCTTATGCTAATATTATGATAGAAGGTATGAAAGACTCTTATATTTGGTTGGAGGACATTATAGAGTCCGTTGAACGAGCAATTAAAACAACAGTATACCCTATTATCAAACGGGTAGATGAACAAGAGATCGCTCGTATTGCGGCAGAAAATCCAATATTTGTTGAGGATGCAATTAGACAAATAAGTGTTGAATTAGATATCATGCCAGTTGTTGATTGGATAGTTAAATGCACACATGAAGAATCAATTCATACTTCAGAAGCTATTGCTTCTAATTGGAAAGGTGTTGAAAATGGATTTGATTATAAGTTTTTCTTATAGGAGGATTTGTGGCACCAGTAAATCCAGGTAGATTTAAAAGACTATCTATAACAGAAAAAATGCATCAAGCACATATAATGGTTTCTGTTTCAAATAATGGCATTAATGTTATTAAAAATAGGTTTGGAGTTCCAAAAGATCATTGTACATTACCAGCAGCTATAGGTTTATTAGTTCAATCTTATTTAAATCTTGATTTAACATATGAATTAACTCCATCAGCAATGATGAATATTCCTATTAAAAGAGATTTAGAAAAAGCTATGTATGGTGTATTAGTTAACCATGGAATAATGAAGTAAAGCAAAGCTTAGTAATTAATATATTTAGGGGACTATTCTTAATTGGATAGTCCTTTATATAGAAAGGAAATAATATGGTTAAAAAATTATCTAAAACAGGGAGAACTAAGTTTGAAATAGATAATTTAGATTTTGGGTTTATTCATACAGATTTCGACCACTATAAAGAATTGGTTAAAGAATTTGATTGGCCAGATAATTCTATTATGACAAAGGGTTTTGTTTTAGATAGAATTGAAAGTTTTAAGGTTGGTGTATAATGAACATAAATGATGCATTACAAACATTGTCAGAATGTGATGTTGTTTTTGGGATGAATCAAGAAGGTGAACTAAAATTAATTAAAAATGGTTTTGAAAATAATAGAATTAGAAGTATTAATGATGGTTTAAATATGTTATATAATTTATTCAATCAAGAAACAGAAGTAGAATTTTTTAATGAAGCATTTAAACAAGAATTTGAAAAATTATATTTAAAACATTTTAAAAGGATGAATTTTGAAGCACGTTAAATTATCTCTACGGAAGAAGGATTATGGGCTCCCACTAGGTAAAACTATAAAAAAGATTGCTTCATGTCCTTATTATTATTATAAATTTGATCGTAAAAATAATAAATATGAAAATAATAAATATGAATATCAAGCAACTTATCAAAAAGTGGATAGTGACAGATTAAGATTAAGAAGAGGAGATATTATTAGATTTGATAGTTGTACATTTAGAAAAAAAATAAGAGGAAAATACGGAGTAATTCTAGAACGATATAGAATTATTAAAGAAAAGTTGAATGGAACATTTAAAGACTATTATGCAGTAGTCTTAATAACTAGCGGTGAATTAAAAGGACACCTACAACATATATGTTGTCATAATTTATCCAATCTTAGTAAACAAATTTAAGGAGAAAAAAAATGGCTAGAGAAAAGAAACATGTAGCAAAAACCCTGAGAAACATTCTTAAAAATCATACTATGCAATTTATTCAGGATAGAACATTACCTTTAGATGATGTAATTAAAGTAGTACAAGATTATTGGACATACGATATGTATAACCGTAAACCTGGACCTGCATTGATTGATGGAGTGTTTGAAGGAACAGATTTGGATCTTGCTTGTTTTCTTACAGCATTAGCAGAGAGAGGTGCAGTTCTTAATATTCCTCGTTATAAATCAATGCGGCCAAAGACTATAAGAGAAGGAGAAAGAATCTCATCCTCAAAAAATCGTCATGGAAAGATTCTTAATCTAGTTGCAAACAAAGATGTTTTCAGTTTCGGACTGAAGATGATGGATATGAACGTGATGACTTCTGAGTCGGTTGGTGATTTCAGAACTTTCTCTTTGACAACTCCAGATGGAAACTGGTATGATGGTTGGGATTCAATTGGTTGGGATCCTTCTGTTAAAGAGAACAAGTTTCTTTCTGAAAATGAAATTTGGACAAATAACAGAGTTGTTTTCAAACATTTTGTTCATCCAAACAGATGGATTAGTATTTATGGACAACATTACTTTATTACCAAAGCTTTGATTGATAGATTGACTGAGCAAGCTGCTGATAACTTCAAACAAATAAAGAGGATACTTGCTGACGGGATTAAATATCCTGAAACTGGAGAAGGTATAAAGAAAGTTTGGCCAAAATCAACCAAGGCAGAAGGTAAATCTGTTAAGTTTGAAGCTATGGAAGTTGAAATTGATGTACCAGATAATAGCACTGTGTATGCTCAACTTGAAAGCACTCAAGAAAATTTAATTGCATTGACCGAACAAAGAAGAAAATGGAATAATACAATTATCCCAAATCTTAAATTTTCTACTAGAATCACTGAATACGCTTTCTATAAGTATGGACAGAAAAAAGAAGGCGGAGAAAAGATGCCGGCTTGGTTATCAGGCGGTACTACATGGGAAAGAGATTTCAATTTTCCAAAAAAGAAAATTAAATGGGACAGAATTAAATTAATGCAACCAGGTGTTGGAGAATTCTCAGTTTCAATCAGAAAGAGAATAAAAACTAAAGCTGAAATTATGGCTAAGGATTTCGTGGGAGGTATATGAAAACTTTTGAAATATGGTTTGATGATTTATGTGAGGATGCTAAAGGTGCATTTCTTGAATTTCATGGTATTGAGAATGAATCTGAACTGAATCTTGGTATTACTCCAATAGCAATTATAGATTTGGAGGAGGAAAATGAATAGAGAAACAATCTTGAAGCTTTATAAAAAAGAAAGACAATATGAAGAAACTATATTTGGAGATTATTCAATTGATCCAGCTTTGAATGTTGCTAGTTTGATGCTCATAATTGAAACCTATTTAGAGAAAGCTAAAAAAGCATATGTTTCTAAATGGAGTCATGAATTACCAGATTGGTTAATATCAGCTAAAGAAAATGATCATGGACATAAAGTATCAACTGTACCTGTTGGAGCTTATGAAGAATTAATTAAAGTACATGCTCTTTCAGGTGCAGCATTAGAAGCATTCACTGATATTGACCCTAATCATTGGAGAGAAGATGGTATAAAAGATAAATGGAATATTAATACAGGAGGAAATAATATTGGAAGAGAATAAAGATGAAGGAACTGTAATAGCAGAAAGTGATAAAGTAGATCATTTAAAACCAATTAAAGATGCTGCTGATAAAATTGGTATTGAAATACCAGAATTAGTGGCAACTGGAGATTTAACTATAGAGAATGAAGAAAAAGTTTCTATTGTTGATGATATTCCAGAAGTTAAAAAAGAAGTTAATAAAAAAGATATTCCTTTACCTGAGATGGGTGAAAAATTTATGTTTCATGGTCATGAATATAAAGTAATTTATATTAATAAAGGACAACATAGATTCTCATGTGAACCACATAAGGGAGTATATTAAGGAGGTGTAATTTTTATGAATGACAATCTAGCTCAAATAATTCAAAATGAGCAAGTAGGGGCTAAAACTCCTGCGACTGATTTTGAATCTCATGAAAATGAAGATGATAATATTCAAGAAACACCCTCTATTGAACAAACATTATTTCTTGAACCAACTCCAGAGAATGAAGCAGTAATTGATGTTATTATGTTGTCTGATTGGTTTGAGGAAAACAATGAAAATCTTGATAGAATTAATAGATTAAAAATCCAAGTTAGAGGAGTTAAAACTGATGAACGTCTTGTATGTTCCGTCCTTGATCCTAAAGGAGAGATTGATGAAGACAATCATCCAGTAAGACACTTGGAGTTAATTAAAGATGCTAATGTGTTTCCTGTGTTAGATATTCCTGGTTATGATATGGATATTTATGGAAATGGTTTTCAAATTATGTATTCTTTTAATGAAGATATAGTTTTAAAATGCTACGGAATTAAAACAGGGTTAATTATTATATTCTGTTGTCCTATTAATGGTCAATTAATTCCATATAAAAGAATGAAAGTTAAAAAAAGAGATACTAATGTTACTATTGGTTATCCAAATAGACAATACATTACCTCTAACATTCTTTCTTCATTAGATCTAGAAGGGTTGCAAATTCAATATAAACAGGTTCAGAAAGAATTGGATCAAATTACTGATAAACAATCAGCTATAACATGGTTGCTTGATAAACAATCTAGCATAAGAGATATTAATCATCTATTACAAATTGATGATATCTTGATTTGGTTAATAGCTTAAATCTAAAAATGGCTGCGGTATTAATTTATCGCAGCCATTTGGAGGGAAAATGATATGCGATAATTGTAATGGCAAAGGTGTAGTGGATAAAAGAGTAGAACTTAAAGCAGTTGACAATGGAATGATATGGATGACAACTAAAATGTGTTTGATATGTCATGGTGAAGGGGAATTAGATTGGATTGAAAATGTTGTTAGTAAAAAGATAATAGACCAAATGGATTTTCAACTTAAATTACAATCTCATCCAACAACACAGTGGGGTCCTTATGAAGAAGTCTGATACGATATGTGATAAATGTAATGGTTCAGGTTATCAAAAAGATGAATATTCAGTTACTATGAACTATCCTTCTGGAACTCCATATGTAATGGGATACTCAAGAACTTGTTTAAAGTGTCATGGTAAGGGTGGTCTTGATTGGATAGAAGCTGTAGTAGGTAAAAAACCAAATGAATTACTACATGATCAATTATTAGAATTTTCAAGGTTGAGGTGATTATGGAATTAAAAAAAGGTGAATTATTATGTCCAAAATGTAAAGGATCTGGTAATCAAGCAGATTATAGAGTTTATATGGATTGTTCATATTGTAAAGGAACAGGTAAACTTGATTAGATTGAAAATATAACTGGTAAGAAGAAAGTAAAATTTGATTTTAAAATGAATTATGGAATGAAGATAAACCACAATTTAGGTAATATAATTGGAAATTATACGTCATGAAAAAATTAAAGAAAGGAGAAGTTAAATGCGATAAATGTGAAGGTAATGGATTAGCTAAAAAACCTAAAATATTTAGGGATAGTGGAGGAACATATATTACAATCGATATGAATCATACATGTCGTAAATGTAAAGGAGATGGAAAACTCGATTGGATTGAAAATATAGTTGGAAAAGAACAAGGAACAAAATCTAGAGTTTTAAGTGGTTTTAATTATATTAATAAAAACATTTAATTCTATAAGGATAAACAATGGATATCAACAAAACATGTAAACTATTTTTAAAAGATGTATATCTCTATGATATATCAGCTTGTCATTACACGATCTTAGATCAGCTTGGGTTTGATTTGTCATTGATTAACAAGGACGATAAACTTAAAAGAAATACTCAAATAGGTTTGTTGATGAAAGAAAATCCAAGATTAACAACAGTTTTGAGAACTTCCACTATTTCAATCATAAATGAATATATCAAACGTAATAATATTCAACCAGAAGAATTGATTTTAAATGCTTATGATGGGATCATTACGACAAGACGATTAACAGAAACGACTGATGCTTATATCCCAATAGATATGCAAGCATATTATGAGTATATGTTAATTGCATTTGATAGACAAAAATATTTAGCAAAAACATATGATAAGACTGACATTAAAGGAGTTTCTCATAGATATCCTGAGATGGATAATATGTTTAAGAAGCTATTGAGTTTAAATTTTGCTAATAAAATTGCAATATTCAAAGGATTGCAAGATATTAAAGATGAAATAATGACTAGTTCCAATGTTAGGTTGTATTGTATTCCAGTAGGAAAGAAACAATTTAGCATATTTTTTAAAGGTTATGGAGAAACACAAATTTCAAAAAACATGATAAAGGTTTTAGATGCTGAAGATGTGGATAGAGAAATCTATTTTGATATGTATTTAAAACCCTTTTGTCAATCAATTGTATTAGAGCATGCATGAGAAGATAAAAAAATGCAAAAAGAAAAAGCAAAGGTTATAAAAGAGGCTAAAGAACGAGGTTGGTTTTTATACCGACAAAGTAGACATGAAATTTATAAACATAAAAAGGGTGGTTGTGTAATTGTTTCTAAAACAGAATCTAAAGAACGAGTTTGGAAAGAAGTTAAAAAAGATTTTATGCGACAGGAACGAAAATATCATTTAAAATAGAAAGGATTAAAAAAATGAGATGTTGTGAAAAACGAGAAGTGATAAGAGTGAGTGGTAAATGTAATGATTTATGTTATATTATGTATCCTGATGGAACTGATCATGAAGGATATGTGCCAAAAGGTATAAACATTGGTGCTAATGATTATTTAGATTTTGATTACTGCCGAAACTGTGGAACAATAGTAGGAAATTTTCCAGTAGAGATTCCAAAAAAGGAAGAAGAATAATGAAACATACTATAGAAAGAAGTAATCCTGATCTTTATATATTAGATGATTCTATTCATATAAAATGGGTTGAACAGCTTGGAAATGATAAAGGTTGGTGTATATTTGATAAAGAATCTTTTTATCAAAAAACATTTAGAACATTTGAAAATGCTTTATTACAAGCAATGGGTAAATCACCAAAGAAAAAAGAAGTTTTAACACCGCCAGTGGAAGTATAATGAAAATAGAAGTAGAACGGATTCTTAAATTATATGGAAGTTGTGAATCAACAACAAGCGTTGCATTAAAAATGGAAATTGAGACATCTCCACAACAGGTAGAAAATATGATCTATCGAATATGAGAAGATCTGGGCACTTCAAAACTTAATAAAATATTTAATGCAGAAGGGTATGAATTAGTCAAAGTAAAGGAGTAATAAAATGGCTTTTATAATTGGAAAATTAAAATGTTGCTTTTGTAAAAATAAAGGAGGGATATTAAGTTCAGTTCATGGTTATGGTATTTATAATTCTGATATAGGAAAAAGAATATTTTACCATGATGAATGTTTACAAGCTGTATCAGAATTTCCTGAAAGATATGGTCATACAGATGTAGATCTGGGTATTCAAATAATTGACAAACATAAGAAAAACATTAAAATTAACCAAGATATTATTTCTAAACATAACAATAATATTAAAGGATTGCAACATTATACTTTTGAACGAATGTTGCCAGGACATGGGAGAAATAAATAATGGCTAGTTTAGAAAAATTAAAAAGTTTAATTCCAATACATGAAATTGAGCAGTCAGCTCAGACACAAATATATGCTAACTTAGAATTGGATTTTCTAAAAGTTTTAGCTATTATGCCTGATGTTCATATGGGTTATACATTACCAATTGGCGGAGTTGCACTACTTGATAATGTTATATCTCCTGAGTATGTTGGTTATGATATTGGTTGCTTCATAGGATCAACAAAAATACCATTACTTGATGGAAAAGACTATTTATTAAAAGAATTATATGATAAAAAAATTAAAAACTTTCCTGTATATTCTATTGATGAAAATGGCGATCATAAAATAGGAATTGCTGATGAAGTTAAACTTACAAGAAAAAATGCAAAACTAGTTAAAGTAATATTAGATAATGATAAAGAATTTATATGCACTCCAGACCATGAATTATTAAATATTAATGCTATATCTTATACTAAAGTTTATGATTTAAATAATAAAAATTCTATATTTCCATTTCATAGATATTTAGATAGAGACGGTTATGAATATCTAGGAGTACATGGAACAAGTAAAATTAGACCAACTTCATGGATAGTTGCTGAATCTGGTTTATTGGGGGATATTCCTAATTTTAAAAATAGTATACAAATTCATCATAAAGATAAAAATAAATTAAACAACTTTCCTTATAATCTACAGTTTATTGATAAAATAGAACATTGTAAATTACATGGACTTGATAGAAATTATTTTGCAACTGATGATTTTAAGGAAAAGAAAAGAAAAACTATTTTAGAAAGAGGATATTTCTTTGATCCAAAATTTAAACCAATAAAAAAAAATATAGCAATTAAAAATATTAAAGAATATATGAGTAATAATCCAGAATATTTTAAAGAAATTGTTACTCAAAATGGTATTAGAGGAGGTAAATTCTTTTCTAAAAATAATTCAAACAAACAATTAATTATTCAACAAAAGTTAGGTAGAATTAATAAACTTTTAAACAAATGTATTAAAAATTTTAAAAAAATAACAAAAGAAAATTATGAAATTACTAGAAAACAATTTTATAATTATCCTTTATATAATAAATCTTTAAAGATTATTAAAGAATTAGGTTATAATAATTTTGATGAATATATAAAAGATGATCGATTTAGTAGTAATCATAAAATAAAAGAAATAATAGAACTTGATTATACTGAAGATGTATATTGTTTAACTGTCAATACATATCATAATTTTGCTATTTCAGCTGGAATATTTGTGCATAATTGCGGTATGTGTTGTGTAGTAACTGATACTCCAGCAAATACATTTAATCGGAGAAAAAGAGAAAAAATATTTAATGAAATATATAAAGTAGTACCTGTTGGATTAGGTATTGGTAGAAAATACCCATTACCATATGATGAATTTAAATCTGCATCTGGTAATAAAGATTTAAATAAAAAGGTTAATTCCAAATTATATATACAATTATCTAGTTTAGGATCAGGCAATCATTTTATTGAACTTGGTGAGAATGAGGATGGATTTATAGTTGCTACTATTCATTCTGGTTCAAGAAATATAGGACATTCAATTGCACAATATTATATGAATAAATCTAAAATAGAAGATAAGGATTTACCTAATGGATTCTTTAGATTAGATAGTGATATGGGTAAAGCATATAAAGAAGATTTAGACTTTGCTTTGAATTATGCTTTATATAATAGAATGTTTATGATGACAGATGTTCTTAAAGTTCTTGGTTATAAAGGATTACAGATTGAAGATTTTCTTCATGGTGTTATTAATGAAAATCATAATCATGCAATTGTTAGAGATGATGGAGTCCTTCATAGAAAAGGAGCAACTCCAGCAGAGAAAGGAACTCTTGGTGTAATTCCTGGAACAATGAAGTCAGGAGTATATATTACTAAAGGTCTTGGTAATGAAGAATTTCTTTGCTCAGCTTCTCATGGAGCAGGTCGTAAAATGAGTAGAACAAAAGCAAAGAAAATGATTAAACTTAGTGATCATAAACATTGGATGGAAGGAATTATAGCTAAAGTTGATAAGTCAACAATAGATGAGTCTCATGGAGCATATAAGAATCTTAAAAAAGTTATTAAAGCTCAAGAAGGAATTGTGATTGATGTGGTTGATTATGTTAAACCATTTATTAATGTAAAGGGATAAAAATATGAATATAGGATTGGATTATAAAAACATTAAAGATAAAAATTTACAGGATAACCTTGATGGTAAAGTAGTTATGGCTTTTATAACAATTAATACTGGATCTGTAAAGGATTGGAAAATCTTTTTGAGTTGGTCTGCAGATTTTTATAAAAAGAAAGTTCCTTTTGTTATCACTGAGCATACGAAAGAAAGATCTGATAATACTATAGATACATACAGAAGTCTTTGGGTAGAAGAAATAGCACCACCAGTGATAAATCGTGCTAACATAAGAATTAAAACAATATTTGATATTAATAAATGTATATAGGAAAAATAATGAAAAATTATCATCTAACATTTATTTTAGCTATTTGTGTTCTAATAATTTCTTTTATAATTGGAGGTCTTATATATATTGAAAGTGAAGCAGCGACAGCGGCAGTGTTTCAAAAAATGACAATACAAGAAAAAACTATGTATGATGCTGTTGAAAAAGAATGGTATGAAAAAGAATTAATATCAATAAGAGAAGCTGTAGGCAGAAGAGATATAGCTCCAAAAGAAAATTCTACTCCTTTTATGGATATAGCTAATATTATTAAAACTAATAATGATATTACTTTAACAATTGAAGATAAAAATAATTGGAATACTGATCATAAAAATAGAGCTATCAAATGCAGATGGGATAGACTTGATGAAGATTGGTATAGAAAGCTATCACTATCTGTAGGGGGTAAAGACTATACAGCTCAAGAATTAATTCCAACTGAAGAAAAAATTATTGAGGATAAATCTTCAATACCAAAAGAAGAAGACTTAAAATATATCAGTAATGATTTTGATGAACAACAAAAATCCAATGTGAAGGATATTATTCCAGAGTCTAAGTATGATGATATTTTTTATAAGATACGTAAATGTGATGAAGCAATATTTATGTATAAACAAATAATTGATGAACGTTTATTAACATGGGGAGATTATGAACTTTTGATCAAAATCTCAGTTAAATGTAAAGCAATTCAAATAGGAGAAAAATTAACAGAATGGAAAAATTAAAGGTTATTAAAACTAGTTGTGGAAATGTTATTAAATATCGACCTGAGAATGTTAAACTTGTTGAAACAGATAAGTATGCAATTATATTTAATCCTAAAACAGGTGAAGAAGTTTTAACTGGTATTAATGGACATAAAGATCCATTTGCTCTTGAGTATCCAAGTATGTTAGATGTAGGTATTATGGGTCATTGTGACAACGCTTGTAAATTTTGTTACCAAGGTAATAAGTGGGAAGAGAACATGTCCTTAGAAGGGTTTAAACTAATTGTAGACCAATCTAAAGACTATTCTAATCAAATTGCTCTTGGTGGAAGAGGTGATCCAAATCAACATGAGTATTTTGAAGAAATCTTAAAATATGCTGTTGATAATAATATTATTCCAAACTATACTACTAGTGGAATTAAATTAACAGATGAAGCAATTGAAATATCAAAAAAATATTGTGGAGCTGTGGCTGTATCAGTAACTTATCAAGAACAAAAGACAAAATTAAAACTTAGAAAAAAGAAAAGGTAGTTATCATGAGCAGAAATCCTGTATTAACAAATAGAATTTATATTGAACAAACAGCTAATTTATGTTATTATTGTGGGAATCCTGCTCATTATCTTTTTAAAAATGGTAAATGGTGTTGTAGTAAATATCATCAACAATGTCCTAAAAATAGAACAACAGGAAAATCTGCTTGGAATAAAGGTTTGAATAAAGAAGTAGATGAAAGAGTTAAACAAAATGCATTGACTATGAAACATACTAAACAAAATAATAATTATATTGCTTGGAATAAAGGTTTAACAAAAGAAATAGATGAAAGAGTTAAACAAAATGGTATTTCATGTAGTAAATCTAAAAAAGGTGTGCCTAATTATAAAAATAGAAAACCTATTAATAAAGAAAGAGGTCTTTCACTGAACGAATTTAAATTTCAATTATCTGGATTATTATATACTCATTGGAAATTTCCAATATTAAAAAGAGATGGTTTTAAATGTACTAAATGTAATTCTAATAAAAAATTAGAAGTTCATCATTTAACTCCACATCGAGAAATATTTAATGAGTCTGTTTTTAAAAATAATCTAAATTATGATAGTTATGATTTATGGACTAATGATAATTTTAAAGAAATTATTCAAACTTATTTAGATTTACATATAATAGATATTGGTATTACATTATGTATAGAATGTCATTGTAAAATTGATAATTATAGAAAAAGATTTATAAAGGATAATAAATAATGAAAACTATTGAAATTAATAATGAAGAATGGGAAATAATTCCTGAAAATGAAAAAGAAACTAATGAATATGAATATAAAAACTATTATGAATCTAAACCCATTTTTAAAAATAAATTTACATTTAATGCTTTAAACAGACTAATGGGTAAAGAAATAAAAACTAATATTCATTTTATCTTTTCTAAATTAAGTGCTGAATTAGCATGTAGGTTAATACAAGGTGATGATATTTGGGAAGGTATGGTTGATTTAAATAAATTAAATGCAGTAGTATTTCTATTATTTAAACCTGCTGGTCGTGGAAAAGATTTAGATTGGTCACCAACAAAAAATCAATTAAGAATCTTTGCTGAATTAATTAAGAGACCTGATTCTAAATTTAAAATTGGTATGGATAGTTGTTTAATTAATAAGGTTGCTCAAACAAGAGAGTTAACTAAATTAGAAGAAATGTATGCTGATACTTGTGAGGGTGGAAGAATGTCTTGTTATATAACTCCTGATGAAAGATTAGTTCCATGTTCATTTGGTAATCATGATAAATATGGTACTGATATTTCAAAAGGTAATCTTCAAGAAGTGTGGAAAAAAGCTAAACCTTTTAATGATTTTAGATATATTTTAGCAAAAGAGAAAGCTTGTTGTCCATATACAGTACAAGGATTTTAATATGAAACTTAAAAAAGATTTTATAACAAATAGTTCGTCATGTAGTTATTTGGTTTATATTCCAGATAATTTTGATATTAAAAAAGCTATTGAAGAAAACCAAGATATGGTAGATAAACACTTATCTAAAGAATGGATAGCTAAAGAATATAGTAAAGATGAATTTATATATGAAATATTATATAATCATTCTGCATTACTTAAACATGGTGAAACTAATGCATATCCATTTGAGCCATATGAAGTACTTTCAGATATTTATAGTAAGAATGATTTTATGATACAATTTATAGAACAAGGTGGAGAAAATGATGACAGTTTTATGATTAATATAAATTGTCAATCATACAAAAATAAAATTAAAAAAATAGAGGATGATGATAATGAAAGTAAAGGGAGATTTTGTAACAAATAGTTCATCAGCATCATTTATATTAACATTAAGACCACATGATGGAACTATGGGGTTAGATGAGTTTACTGAATTATTTAATAAATTCATGATTAGTTATAAAGAAAGAAATCCAAATGGTTTACGTTATTGGGATGGAACTAATATTGATGAAGTTCAAGTGGATGTTGGTCCAAATCTATTTACAGTAAATGAATGGGTTAGTATGCATAATGGAGAAGAAGATGTTCCGGATTATATGAAAGAATTAATGTCTAATTCATATATTAAAGATCCTGATTGGGGGTTTGTGGTTTCTTCATTTAAGGTTGATGATGATTATTAGGAGGAGAAGATGAAAAGAAAATTAGATTTTGTAACTAATTCCAGCTCATGTGCATTTGTATTTATTGGTTGGAAATTAGAACAGACAGTAGAAAATGCAATGAGAATTGCTAATCTATATAATATTAATACCCAAGTGGGTGATAGTCCAATTGAAATAATGGAGGATATTGGAGATCAAGTATTAGATATACAATATGGAGATTTAGAAGAACAGGGTCTTAAATCAGATCATATTTATATTGGTATTAGTCATGATATAGATCAGGTTGATCCATATAAATTTCCTATTGAAAATTCTATTAAGGAGTTGTTTGAAGATAAAATTCTTAATGAGTTTGAAAAGGAAAATATTAAAATTATTACTAGCATAAGGATGTGTTAAATGAAAATTAAACACGATTTTGTAACTAATAGTTCTAGTACAGGATTTGTTTTTCTATTCAAAGGAGATAAAAGAACTGATCTCTTTAGGCAGATGGTTAAGTATGAAGATAAATTTAAATTATATAATGAATATGGTGGCGGTGAAGATTATATAGATGTATGGGATATTATTAGAGAATTGGATCCCATTCTATCATCAACTAGAGAAGACCCATGGTATTTACCTGGACCTCTCAAACTAACTGATCTTCTTGAAAGGTATGAAGGTGAATTAAAAGAATTTGAAAAAACTCTTATAGACGAATTAAAGGGAGACTCGGAAGAAAACATTCATTGGAAATCATCTGAGTATACAAAAGAATATATAAAAGAATCAAAAGAAAAAATCATTAAAATTAAGAAAGCAATACATAATAAGCTTGATCATTATGTTGAAGTTTCTTTTGGTGACAATGATGGTATGATTCAAGGTGGTAGAATAGGAATGACTATGGACTATTCAGGTAGAAGTATCAATCTTAATCAAAAAGATTTTATGGTTATGATTGAAACCCAGCATTAAGAATTTATTTTGATATGGAGGAACATATAAATGGATGAGTTTAAATACTATACTTTATTTGGTGTTGAGCTATCTCAAGGTGAAGATATGAAACCTGTTCTTAAAAAAGATTTTACTTATAGATGGACAACCAATGAAAGAGAAAGTGCTGATTTAGCAATGAATATGGTTAATAATAAACTCTTTAAAACTTCAAAAAAAGAAGCAGTAAAAGCAGTTGGATTAAGTGTAGATGCAGCTATGATTTCTGGTATTAAAAGTAGAATGATATTTTGTCCACAAATAACTGCTCACTTATTTGAAACAGATTTTGTTTTAGATAATGATTATATTGAAATATTAATAGATTCAGCTAATGTTAGTGATTATGGTAAAAAGCAATTAGCTGAATCAAAAATAAGATTATAGGTAATTTATGAAAAGAAAATTAGATTTTATTACAAACTCAAGCAGTTGTAGTTTTGTTGCTTGGGGGGTCAGTATTGATACAGATACATTAAAAGAAAAGTATGGGCAGAATATATTTAAAATTTATAAACAAAAGGAAGATAAAAAGAAACATAAAAAAGCTATGAGACAAGGTGCTTTTATGACAGTACCATCTAAAGATAGCAAAGAAAAATTAGAGAAAGAATATGAAGAATTTATTAATGATGACTTTGTATGGTTAGTTGAAGGTTGTTTAGATGGATTGGAACTCCAAAATATACTTGATGAAGATGTAGTTATGATTGGTAAATCTCCTTTTAGTATAAAAGAAGATCAAACATTAAAAGAATTTAAACAAGAAATTTGTGATAAGTTTAAATTAATAGGTATGAATATTAATCCTGATGAACTTTCTCGAATTGAAGAATGTTGGATGGATAATTAAAGGAGAATGTTATGTTTACAGGATTAGTGACCTTAGTATCAATATATTTTACTATAGGATTAGGAGTAAAAATTGCTAAAGATGATACTGGTAAAGTTGCAGAAAAAGCAATTAAACTAATTAGAGATTCAGCATCTTGGCCAAAAGAAATTTATGATAAATTTAATAAAAAGGATTAATAAATGAAAAGTTATTTGAATATAGCAGCAGGTAAAATACTTCCAATTGATTATGAAGAAGATAAAAAAAATCTATTGGTACAATTGGATAAAATGTATTGGTTAGTAAATCCACCTGAAGCAATTGAACAGAATCATGAAAAATGGGCAAAAGAATTACCAAGTCAAGAAATTGTATATACCAATATTGATGTATTTGAATTTTTGGGAAATTATAAATATCAATTTGATTTCATATCATGTTATAGATTTCTTGAACATATAACTAAACCAGATGTTCAAGGATTTATTTATCTATTATCAACAGCAATGAAAGTTGGTGGAACTCTTGATATAATTGTTCCTAATTATGAAACTCTTGCTGATATAATTTTAAATGAAAAAATTGATGAAACAATAGAACATTCTGAATGGGAAAAACATGATACTCTTTTGACTTATGAACTTCTTAATGAACCATCAATGCCTCATGCTTCTGTATGGACTCCGCAAAGACTTAAATATTTCTTTGGATTGGAAGAAAGATTTAAAGTTGTTTCAATGGATTCAGATTATGCATTTGATGGAAGAGATATTTATATTCGAGCAATACTTGAAAGATTAAAATAAATACATTTAAAAAATGTTATATTATATATATATTAATATACATAATATTAGAATTTGTAAGGATTTATTATGAAGAAAAAACTTGATTTTATTACTAATAGTTCGAGCACTTCTTTTATTATAACAGCTTTTAAAGAAGGTTTATTAAAAGTTCCTATGACAATTGAAGTTGACTTAAATAAGTATATTGAAAAGAAAATTTTAACATTAGAAGAGTTGAAAAAATTCTGGGTTGAAGACAGATATGATGATGAAGAAGATGAACAATACATAGAATGCCAGAAATTAATTAAAGAAGGAAATATAGTATACTTTTTATATTGTTCTGACGAAGATTATGATGATCCTTTAGAAACTTTATTATGTCGCCAAGGATTAAATGATTTAAAATTACCTGATGGGGTTAAAGTCATCATGGGACAAGGAGGTTACTAGTGAAACATTAATGTAAGTATAAAACTTGTATTACTGTAAAAATAATTTAAATTTTAGAAATGGAGAAATTACTATGAGTAATTGGGATGAGGAAGAAAAAAGTTCAAGTAATACTTTATTTGGATTGTCTATGAAAAAAGTGAGCGCAATTGGTGTGTTTGTATTTATTATAATCGTTGGCCTTATCTTTTCTCAGTCACTTATTGAGACTGTTGATAAAGGTACTTATCAGATTAAACAAGCGGCTATTTCTGGTACAATGAGTGCTAAAATGACACCTGGTATTTGGACTCAGCTTTTTGGTGATATTGATGTATGGCCGAAAGCACAAACCTTTTTCTTTACATATGGTAAAGATGTTAAAAGTGATATTAATACAGATACATCTATTGAGGTAAGATTTAATGATGGCTCTATTTGTAATATTTCTGGAACTGCACGTATTCTTATGCCTACATCTTCAGAAGAAGCAATTAATTTAGTTACTGAACGTGGACATAAAACATATTCTGATCTTGAAAGTAAACTTATTAAACCTACGATCAGAAACGTCTTACGTCATACTGCTAACCTCATGAGTGCAACTGAATCTTATATGACTAGACGTAGTCAGTTTATTAGATGGACTCGTGACCAGATTGCTAATGGTTTATATGCAACAACTACCACAACCAAACAGGTTAAAGATTTGGTTTCTGGTGAAATGATCTGGAAAGAAGTTACCATTATCAAAGAAGTTGATGGCATGCCCGTATATCAATTCAATCCCCTTGCAGGTAGCGGAATCGGCATTAAGAACTTTGAAGTCAAAACATTTCGTTATGAAGATAAGGTTAAGAAACAGATTGGTGAACAGCAGAAAGCAAGAATGGCTGTAGCAACTGCTAAAGCAAAAGCTCAAGAAGCCGAGCAGGATAAGCTTACTATTGAGGCTGAGGGCAAAGCAAAGGTTGCAAAAGCTGAATATGCTGAGCTCCAGTTAAAAATAGTTGCTGTTGTTAAAGCTAATAGAGATAAAGAGGTTGCCGTTATTAATGCAGAGAAAAAGAAAGAAATGGAGCTTATTGCTAAACAAGAAGCAATCATTAAAGCTGAAAAGTTTCGTGATATAGCTACTCTTGATGCTGAAGCTGCTGCTCAGGAAAAGAAAGCTAATATCCTTAGGGGAGATGGTGAAGCTCATAGAAAGAAAGTTGTTATGGCAGCTGATGGCGCTCTGGAACTTAAAGCTAAATATTGGTTAGCAGCTCAGGAGGTATACGCCAAAGAATTTGGTAAACAAAAATGGGTACCAAATATTCAGATGGGTAGTTCTGAAGGTAATATTTCTGGCGGTAATGCTGTAAGTCAATTTATGGATCTCTTAAGCGCTAAAGCAGCTAAAGATCTTGCTCTTGACCTTGACATGAATATTGGACAAAAGAACAGAGTAGCAGAAGTTAATTAATTTACATGTTGTTCTTATAGAGATATAAGGACACACCATTTAACTAAAAAGGTGACATATGGTTCAAGCACTTATAACTTTCGTAGTCTTATTCTTATTTGTTAGATGGGCTTGGAAGATTTGGGGAAAAGGCTATAGTTCTAAACTTGTTGGTGAGAAAGTTTTTGATGAAGAAAAGCGTGATTCATTAAAAAGAAAGATTGAGGCTCTTGACAGAGAAGCGAAAGAACTCAAAGATTCTGATGATGAATTAAAAGCAAGTAAAATATTACTGGAACTTCAAAAACAACGTGATGAAAAAGAAGAAGAATTAAAAGAAATCAATAAAAAAATTCAGAATAGATAATCTGAATTTAATAAAAGAAAGGATTAATTATTATGAACGATAATTTAAATGAAATTATTAAAGAAGATACAAGTGAAATTGAAGGATCTGTTGAAGCAAATGTTGAAGCAAATGTTGAAGCAAACGGTAATTTAGACGGTTTTAATAATATTGCTGATACCGATGAAGAAACAACAACTGAGACAACTGAAACAATTAATGAGGAAGAACCTTTAAAACCTACTTTTGGTGATCGTGCTATTGAAATGGGTCTTGCTATTCTTGCTCCAGGCTCTTATTATTACAGAGATCAATTTAGTGAAATTGTTTATAAGAATCTCAAAACTCTTGGTGATTCTGGTATTATTGATGATGAAGAAATTTCTCATCTTGCAATCTTTACCAAAAGTCTTGAAGATGATGCAGAGTGGAAATATCAAAACTTTATTTCTAACTCATACAAATTTCTTGGTAATGCAACCCTGATTGATCAGATTAAAGAATCCATTACTTCAGTAGGCAATGCTGAACTTATTGAAAGAAATTTCATTGCTCCGAACCTTACAAAGATCAGACATGAAATTGTTATTAATAATCCCAGTGTTGTTCCTGGCGTTGGAACTGTATCACCCATGATGAATATTACCAATTCTTATGATGGTACTGGTGCTTCAACAATTGTATTTGGTATGTATATTGCTGAGTCAGATGTTCTTTCAAGTTCCTTTTGTACTGAAAAGTTTGGTAAGATTAAACAGATACATTTAACAGGTTCCTCAACTGAACTTGAAGCAGCATTTGGCGAGTATGTTACAATCTTTGGTGCTAACATTGTTGATATGATTACTGAGAATTTCAATAATCAGATTACAGAATCTGATATGATGAAAGTTTTGGATATTATTGAAACCAAAGCAGGCAAGAAAAGAAGGGAAATGATTTCAAATGAACTCCTTGCTACTGATCCGGATGCAGAAACACCAGCTACTCCAACTCCTTGGAATATGACTAGCTGGCAACTGTTTCTTACTCTTACTAGATTTACCAGCGTTGAAACCAATCTTAATTCAAAGAAGATTATGGAAAACATTGCTGAAAGAGTATTGGTTGTTCCTGAGCAAATGATAAATGCTTTAAGTGTTATTAATGGTTAATTAGTTTATAGTGTTGTCTACACTGGAAAAACTCCAATTTGTATTTTATAATATTAGTTGGAGTTTTTTTTTGTTGTCAATTTTTTGGAACAAATTATAAATTAATAAAAGGAGATTTATTGTGGGTGAGAAAAAAATATTAGCTCCATCTAGAACTTATATAATGACTTTAAAGATTAAAGGTGAAGAATATTCTAATGATCTTAGTCATGTAAGAATATCATCCTCTTTAGCGACAGGATATCAAATAGTTACATTAACAATAAATGTTACTCCACAGACTATATTATTAAACAAATTATATGGACAGGATAAAATATTATTAAATATTTCTTTACAAGATCATGGAGAATTTGTAGTAGAGAGTATGGATTTTGATTTAATGATTGTAAATTCAGAATTTGAAATTCCAGTTTCTGAAATAATGGTAAATGATTATCAAAGAGATAGAACTGCTTATGAATTAGTAACTGTAGTTAGACAACCATTTGAAATTATGACTACTATGATAAATCCAGTTGTAGGATTAAATGAAGGACCAAAAACAGTTTGGACAGGACCAAAAACAATTAAAGAGATAATAGAAACAATTGTTAGTGAATATACTCCACAAGCAACATTAGAATACGATGATGATGATGCAAATACAGATAAAATATTGCAATGTTGTATTCCACCAACTACATTATATCAATCTTTTAAATATTTAGATGAAAACTTTGGAATTTATAATGGTGCTCCAGTAATATTTTGTCAATATGATAATACTATACAAGTAATGAATTTATCTGCTAGAATAAAAAAGAATTTTTTATTGCATATAGAACAATTAACAACATCTTATAAAGATGAAGATGTTGAAATTTCTAAATCTAAAAAGAATTATTTTTTTACTCATGATAGTTTATATACAAATTACGTGGGTAATTCCAAGTTTGGAGTATTAGGTAAAACAATAAAACACATAGTACTACCTTCAGATAAACTATATCATATAATAAATCATGATTTATCTGATATATGTGAAAATTATGGATTAGTTAGTCCAACAAAAGGAGAAGCAGCATTTGTAAATACTTCTGTTGCTAATAGAACTAAATATTATATAGGAAATAATGGATTAGATTTATCTGAAACATTTGCAATTTCAAAAATATCTAAAGCGATATCAGATATTTCTAGGTTAAGTTTTCATATTGAAAGAAATCTTCAAATAGAAAAATTATTGCAAATTGGATGTGTTGTTAAATTAAAAACAAAGACAGTAGAGCATACTGATATTCAAGGAAATTATATATTATTTTCTAGTGATATAGTTTGGAGTAAAACTACTGATTGGTTGACTGTAGGTAAAATTGAGTTAATTAGAACTAATAAAACAATCAATTAAAATATACAACAAAAATCTTCCTATAAAAGGAAGATTCTCTTCTATGTAAATTCTATAATGTAAAATGTGAAATTTGGTTAAATCTTGAACTAAATCTAAAACTAAATATACAATATTCTATAAACTCCATAACATTAATCTCCAATATGTTTTAGTACATTTTCAACGGGGTTCTTAACCATCACCTATAGTCCATACCATAAGAAATCTGTAATTCTGTGTATTTTATTTTACCGATGGAACTTACCATTATCGAATGTCCAATTAAATTAACCTAAAATATATAAAAATTTCTTATATATAGTTATTAATATATATAATTTAGGATTCTATCTATGATAAGCATTTAGAACAAATAAAAAAGGGAGTTTGTATATGAATGCTATAGTCACAAAACAAAAGAAAGTACAGAATCAGGCTCAAAAATATGTACAAGAATGGATAAATTGTAAAAATTCATTTGATTATTTTTGTTCAAGATATATATTGATTGAGATGCCAGGTGGAGATATACCTCTTGTACCATATAAACCACAGTCAGAACTAATTAAAGCTATTAATCTAAAACATTATATATTAGTATTAAAATCAAGACAGATTGGAATATCAACTATTATTCAAGCTTATTCTGCTTGGTTGGCAACATTCTTTGATAATGTTGTTATAGGTATTGTTTCAAAAGATGGTAAGGAAGCAACTGACTTTGCAAGATTCATTAGAGGAATGATTGAAAAATTACCTAAATGGATGGGCGCTATATTTGATAAAAAGACGGAACAATCATTTATTTTAACTAATGGGGCTAAGGTATACGTTTCTCCAGTAAACCCGAATGCACCAGAGAAAACTCTTCGTGGTAAGGCTATAACCTTCCTGGTAATAGATGAGGCGGCCTTTATTAAGTTTCTTGATACCGCTTGGACTTCTATGATTCCAGCTCTATCAACTAATCAGATGCATGCTAAAAAAGCTAATGTTCCTTATGGTACAATAGTATTATCTACACCAAATAAAACAGTTGGCCCTGGTAAATGGTTCTATGAAAAATATCAAAGAGCAGTGGGTGGGGATGATATATTTACACAATTTACAATACATTGGAGAGATGTAAAAGAATTATCAGAAGATCCAGGGTGGTATGATACGCAATGTCAACTATTTGAAAATGATCCAAATAAAATTCAACAGGAGTTAGAACTCAAATTCCTTGCTACAACTGGTTCATTTTTTAGTGATCATATAACACAAGTATTACAAGATATCAATACAGAACCTATAGAACGTATAAAATTATTTAATGGTGAAGCATGGAGATATAAACCTGCTATGCCAAACACTCATTATATAATTGGAGTTGATACAGCACCTGAACATGGTGAAGATAAATCAGCTATAACTGTATGGGATTATCAACATTTAGATCAAGTATTTGAATATCAAGGCAAATGTAGGGTTGGTGATTTTATTAAGGTTGTTAAAGTTGCAGCTTCTCAATATCCTGGTACAATAGTAGTAGAGTCAAATTCATATGGAAATCATGTTGTTGAGGAAATGATGAAGAGTGAATTTTCTCAAATGATGTATAAAGAAAAAAGAGGTAATACACTAGTTCCTGGTCTACAAACAACTGCTAAAACAAGACCATTGATTATTGATGCTTTATATTCTATTATAACAGAGTTTCCAGAAATTATAAAATCACAAAGATTAATATTAGAATTAATAGGCTTAATTAGTAAACCAAGTGGAAGAGTAGAAGCTGATATTGGATGTCATGATGATATTGCTTTATCTGCAGGTTTATGTTTCTATGTTCATAAATATGATCCAGTGTTAATGTTACAAAATAATACTGTTACTAGTAACTTATTTACTGAGGTTATGGGATTAAATGATTACGGACCTATAAATATCAATGATGCAACTATAATGAAATATGTTAAAGATAATATAGCAGAAAATCAAGGTATGGTAAATACTATGGAATTCTTTTTTGGAACAGACAAAGGATAAAATATGATAAAAATTATTTTAGATGACGTAAATATTGATACTCAATTCATACAAGAGTATAATGCAACCATTCAGCAGGAACTTTTTGCACTTCCAATTGCTCCAAAAAAAGTTGCATCTTTACAAGGAATGAATTTATATTCTTCTAAAAGTTTAAAAAAGAAATATATAAATTCTATGTATAATATTTCTAAAATAAAACCAATTGCTAAAGATATTGAAAGATTAATAAACAATGAAAAAATAGTTCCATGCTGGGTTAATAAAGGAATTTTTAGATTAGCTGTCTTTAAAATTTTTGCTGGATATTCATCTCAAGGTATAGCTGGATTTTTTTCGCCTAAAACAAAACAAATTTTTATATTAATGGACAATAATATAAAATGGGGTTTTGCTAAAGATAAGTGGCTATCAAATTTAATGTTGCATGAGTTAATGCATATGGCATCTGATAAATTTAAAAATAGTTTTATTAGAATATTTTGGGGTGAATTTCTTAGTTATTATAAAATTATGTTTGAAGAAATATTTAAAACGCATGGTTTTGATATTAATAATGAAACTAAAATGTTTGTAAGATTTTTATTTAAAAATTTTGAATATAAAAAACATTCGTCAGGCACAATAAAAAAATATTTAGATTTAATAAGTAGAAATTTAAGAAAAAAATCTACTTTAACAGAAGATGAATTTAATTCTGTATTATCAGATTTTTATCATTTTATAAAATTATACTTTTCAGATTTAAATTCTTTATTTAATCAATTGAAGAAATTTAAACATATATATGCTGGATTAACAAAAGGATATGAAGCTGGGTTAGGTGTTACAAATAATTTATCATTTTGCAGCCAGGAACTTTTTTATCCTTCAGAGGTAACTGCAATGTTTATAGAGTTATATAAAGGACCTCAAACAAAACTTTTTTCTATCATAAAAAAATTATAGAGGTAATTCATGGTTGAAAGAATAAGTAAGGAAGAAGCTGCACGTCAATATGCAGCAGCTGATAAAAGAATTAAAGGTATTAGCAGTATTGCACAAACTACTATAAAGAGATCAAAAATTCTTGAAGTAGAAAAACAATATGGAACAATAAAAGGAAATAAACAAGCTGTATCTTCTGTAGATAGAGCTTTAAAAAGTTTAACCAAGTCTACGCAAGCATTAGCAATGGGTGTCAAATTAATAACTGTTGAGACTGCTAGAGGTGTTAAAAATATAACACAAACAGGAGCAAGTGTTGTTGGTGAATATACAAAAGCATTAGGTGAAGATATACATATGAAAAGAGAAGGTATGATGGTTGCTTTAACAGCTAAAATAACTCCTTTTATTGGATATGCTATTGCTAAATTATTTGAGACTAGTATCTTTAGAAATATGGTAGAGAAAATGAAGTCTGGCTTAAATAGAGCATTAGAATCAGTTTCATCTAGATTTAAAAAACTTGCATCTGCTGGTTGGGAGAAATCAAAAGAGTTTTGGAATTCTTTACGAGATAAGACTTCTAAAAAACGTGGTTCTATTAATGTCCAAGTTAAAAATGCTAAAAAGAATGCAACTGGTAAAGCAGGAACTAAAAAATCATTAGAATCTCAAGTACCACATATGGCTAAAGGTGGTTATGTTAAAAAAGAAGGTTTGGCTAAAGTCCATGCTGCTGAGGTAGTCCAGCCTGTAGGAAAAATAGTTGAAACTATTGTTGATCAAGTAAATAAAAGAATGGATGCCAAAGAAAAGAAAAGCAAGAATTTTTTAAAAGGTACAATATTTGAGAGTAGTAAAGGAAAAAAATCAAAAGACTTTTTTGGTTTTGAAAAAGTTGGTTCTAGCATTCGTAATGCTTTTGAAATTTATACTAGAAGCAATTTAGATCTTGAACGTCAAATTATGAGAAGAGATAAAACTGAACAACAAGGTTTAATTAAGAGTTTCATAACAGCTTATTCAGAAGAAGCTAAACAAGAAGAACTACCATTAATGGAAAGACAAGTTCAGGCAACTATTGAGTTAAAGAAAACTATTTCTGGAGAAAATAAAGTAAGAGAAGCTGCTTGGAATAAAATGTTGTATGAGCATCCAGTATTTCATGCTATCTATGCATCATCAAAAGCAACTATAAAATATGCGACAATGCCAGTAAGAATGTTATTTAAAAAACGTGGGATATATGCTAATAGATTAACTACTAGAGGAACAGTATTTGAAAGATTATTAGATGCTATGACCCAGACTTATACTGGTCTTATGGAAAAGATGGATGGTATAATTGGTAATACTTATATCTCAGCTTCTGCGGCAGCCAAAGCTAATGACGGAAAAGCAGATGGCCTTACAAAAGCACCTAAACAAAGTGGTTACACAATTGCTGGAGCTGCTGCTAGATTGGTAGGAAAAGTAGGGAAAAAAGGTCTTGGGGTTGCAAGTAAAATAGGTAAGTGGACTATTGGTTCTAAAATGACCCAAGCAGAATGGGATAAAAAAGTAGATATAGTTGGTAAAGCTAAAGCAAAATATTCTGATGTTAAAGATAAAACAAAAGGTTTTTTACATAGAAAAGCTAACGAATTTAAAGATTCTGTCGGAGAAAAAAGAGATAGTCTTCTTAGTAGAGGTAAAGAATGGTGGAATATAAAAAATTTAAATGAACAAAAATTTTATGATAAAAGGCGTGATTTTGAAAAAGAAATGGCCGCTGAAGCTAAAAAAATAAATCAAGAAGATAGAGCTATATGGGTGAATGAACAAAAAGAAAAATTAAAAATAAAGATTAATAATTATAAAGAGTATGTGGAAAAACAAAAAGAAATACATAGAAAATCTCAAACACTTGGTGAAAAAGCAAAAGTTATTAGAGCTTCTGATGCTTTTAATAAAAGAAAAAAAGAGTATGAAGATTATAAAAAACAAAGAAGAGAAAATATTAAAACTAAAAAAGATAAAACAGGCAAAGAAACTACTTATAATATTTTTAAATCTATTAGAAAAATAAATATGAAATCTTTAAAAGAAAATATTAAACAATCAAAACTTAGTAAAAAATTAACAGGATATATGACAGGTTTTAGAAGATGGTTAATTCCTATTTTAATGAATGGATTAATGTTTGTTGGTAATCTTGTAAAAGACTCAATCAATACATTAGCTACAATGACTTCTGATTGGGCTTCTGATTTTGCAAGTAAAAGTTTAGGACTTGGTATTGGTGGTTTTAGTTTAATTAAGATGTGGAAATGGATAAAAGGAAAAGGTGTAAAAGAAA